ATCATAAAACACAGGATTGTAACTTGTGTTTACTGAAATGCCTTGGTCAATATACTTTTGTAAAACTGCTACGATCTTTAGGTAACCTTCAGGAGATGTTTGATCCCATAGCAATTCATATTTGTTTTTTAGTTTATGGATTCCTGGCACAACCTGTTTTAGAACACCGTGCTTTGATTGTTTAACTGATACTAGTGAACGTGGCGGTTCAATGCCGTTAGTGCTGTTACTGATTTGTGCAGATGTTTCTGCTGGCATAAGAGCCATTAGTGTAGAGTTACGAATACCATATTCTTTCAAGTCAGCACGTAATCCATCCCAATCTTGTCGCTCTTGGTGTGTAACCAATTCATCTACATCAATTTTACGTGTATCAATTGGTAGAATACCACTATGATATTTTGTTTCATCTGAACCTGTACAAGCACCTTGTTCTTTTGCAAGTTCAACACTTGCTTTAATTAGATAATAACTCCAGGCTTCTGCCCATTCATCAATCATATCCAAGTTTGGATCGGTGTATGTCATATCATTCTTTGCCATCCAATATGCAAAGTTAATAATACCAACGCCAACAGGTCTACGCTTCAATGTAGATAATTCAGCGGCTAGTACTGGATAACGCTGATAATCAAGTAATGCATCAATACCACGAACTGCTAAACGTCCAACACGTTCAAAATCAGTGAGTGTTTTGATATTGCCCCAATTAATTGCTGCCAGTGTACACAATGAAATCTCACCATCAGGATCATTTAGATTGTTCAATGGTCTAGTAGGAAGATTAATTTCTTGACACAGATTTGATTGGCGAACTGGTGCAATCTCTTGAACGAATGAACTGTGTGTATTAGCATGGTCAACATTCATAAGATAAATTCGACCAGTATTCTTACGTTCATTCATAAATGCTGAAAATAGTTCACTTGCCGAAATAGATTTTTGTCTAATAGAACTGTCATTCTCTGCCAATTCATACAACCGTTTAAATTCGTCCTGGTCATTAAAGAATGATTCATACAAACCTGGAACATCTGCTGGTGAGAATAACGTAATATCACCACCAGTCATTAGACGCTCGTACATAAGTTTGTTGAACTGAACACTATAATCTAGGTGACGAACTCGATTATCTTCTGTGCCTTTGTTGTTTTTCAGAACAAGTAAATCTTCTACTTCTAAGTGCCACAGTGGATAATGTAGAGTTGCAGCGCCGCCACGAACACCGCCCTGCGAACATGATTTTACACTTGCTTGGAACATTTTATAGAATGGAATGACACCAGTGTGCGTAGCATCGCCATTTCGGATTGGCGAATTGATAGCACGAATACTACCAGCGCCAATACCGATGCCTGCTTTTTGTGAAACATACTTCACAATAGCACCTGATGTTGCTGTTATTGAATCAAGAGAATCTCCTGTTTCGATAACAACACAACTACTAAATTGACGCTGTGGTGTTCTGACACCAGCCATTACAGGAGTTGGCAAACTAATGTCAAAATTACTCACGGCATCATAGTAGTCTTTAACCCATTTCATACGGGTATCTTTTGGGTAGTTAGAAAAAAGAGTAGCAGCGATAAGAACATATGCAACTTGTGGGGTTTCATATAATTGTTTTGTAGCACGATTTTGAGCAAGATACTTACCACGGAACTGTTCCATACCCACGTAGGAGATATTAAAATCTCTTTCGTGTTTCACAAAGCCGTTGATTTTTTCCCATTCATCTTCGTCATATGAACCCAATAGTTCAGAATCATAAAATCCATCAATAGTGTTTTTCTCTACTATCGCTTTTACATGCCATGGGTCAAATGCGCCGTACACCTCTTTTCGAATATGATAATTGATAAGATTTCCAGCAACCCATTGGTAGTTGGGGGTTTCCTCACTAATCAAATCAGATGCAGATTTAATTAATGTTTCTTGAATCTCTGCACTTGTTATGCCATCATAAAATTGAATATGTGACTTAATCTCTACTTCACTGGGCGACACTCCAGCAATACCGTCACACGCAAAAAATACAACCTTATGCATTTTATCAAGGTCTAATTCTTTTTTAGTGCCGTCTCTTTTTGCTACCTTAATTACCATTTATTCTCTTCTCCGAAATTGCAATGTATTTACTCATTTTTAAATTTCTTTAATATCTATTGTTTATGTCTGCATCTTCCATACCAGCAACTCTTAATTTAATTATATTACTAAGTTGGAAATGCTTTATTTCAAATCCTTTAGTAATACCTTGAAATTTATTTCTCATTAATGCAACCTGATTAATCAGTTCAGATATTGCAACAACTTCTGCTTCGCCGTCTGAATATTTTTCAGCATCCCTACTTGATAATGCTTTGTTATAGTTTTCTAAGTATTTACGTAGATATTCGCTCCGCTTTTTTCTTAGTTGTATATTTAGATGTTCTAGTATTGCTTCTATTTCTTGCAACTGCCCAAACCTATGTTCAACATATCCGGGAAGTTGAGTAGATGCCTTTTCTATATTACCAGTTACTTTGACTTCTGTTTTTGCTTCTGCAAGTTCATCTTCAAAGTGGTCTAGAAAGGCTGGAATATTATTCCAATCAGCAACTATCTTACTATACCAATTCATCCTTCATACTCATCCCATTCATCATCCCATCCATCATCGCTATCATCATCTACGAAATAACGATCAAATGCAGTTTGAAGAATTTTATCATCCTCCGCCATTTCGAATATTTCATTTTTTCTAATACCAAATTCATCACATACTTTAATTAAGCGTTCTGCGGCTTCCATCTTTTCCTTTGCAGGAATAAAAGATTTAAGTGTGCCCCACACATCAAGTAATATCTCCGTATCGCCGGTTGCCATAAATTATCCCTCATATATTGCTGAGTTAGCACCATGTTCTGCACATTCAGCTTTAACGCAGTAACATCTATTATCAGTTAGTTCACGAACTAGGTTATCTGCAAAATTAAATGCGTGTTCTGCAAACTTTTCTGCTCCAACACCATCGAACAGTGTAAGTTCTGCGAGACCTGCTGATTCTAGTTCAGTTAATTTATACAACATTGGATCAGCCCTGTCAACAACTACTTTGTGGTCAAAACTATCTTCCAACCATTTCTTTAGTGGCTTCAGTCCACCGAAATCCACTGCCCAATTACGATGGTCTAGATCATCGCATCCAAATGTAAATTTGAATGCGAGACTATACCCGTGTAAAAAACGACAGTGTGAATGATCAGCATGTGGTTGCCTAAACACAGCAGAAAGACCAATATTATGTCCATAACACTTAGTAGAGTAGTACTTAGCCATTTCTAAACCTCATTAACTTCTGAGTTTTCGTCATGGACAATCTCTCCGTTTGAATCAACTTCTAATGCTTCAAGTCCATTAACTTCTGCATCTAAGTCTTTGTTGTTCCAATCATTAATAACAATATCTAATTTTTCATCACTCCAATTCTTGCGAAACTCAATAATTTCTTCACCAGATTTGGTCATATATTTGAGCCTATTACCTTGCTTTACAAGCAAACCTTTTGCTTCAAAAAATTCAATTAGTCCTGAGTATGGAGACATACCAGTTTCATATGGAATTTCTACTTGTACACTTTCAAATGGTTTTGAATATCGTGTTTTTACAACTTTACATGCAGCACGAATACCATGTACTTTAGATGTCTTTACACCATCCGCATCTGTTTTCAATTTGAGTTTGCGCATAGCAATAACAATTGAAGATGCGTAGATAAAGCCTTGACCACCACTAATCTTATCATCTGGATCAAACATATCTTGTGATGCATACGTATGGTTTGTTGCAATCATACCAACATTAAAGTCGCCAAACATATTAACACAATTACGAACAAGTGCAGAAAGTGCTTTAGGCTTACGTCCCATATCACCTTTCATATCGCCTTTTTCAAACTGATTTACATCAGTGGGTGTTAACATCATACCGAGACTATCAAGTACAAAGAGAACTTTCGGACGTTCTTCGTCAACTACATCAGTATATTCTTTACGATAGTCTGTCATAAAGTCTGAAATGATTTTAGCAACATCATCAATCATAGCTACATTCAATTTTAGTAACTTATCATCTTCTGTGCTTACGTTCAATGCATGTAGCCAACTTTCATCTAGTGCGTTCTCACTATCGATTAATACAACAAAGATACCTTGATCTTGTGCGTTCTTAATGATATTACCAGATGCAATGTAAGATTTGCCTGCACCCGACTCTCCTGCAAGAACAGTTACTTTACCAAGTGGAATACCTTTGTGAAAATCATTAGAGATTAACTTGTTTAGACAGTAGTTACCTGTAGAAATCCATGTATCCGGATCTCGAAATCCCATGGACATACCTGGGACCGCCTTCGTAATACTCTTACGAAATTTTGAAGCATCAAATGCTTTAGCCATATTAGACTCCTAATAAAAATGTATGGGGTAGGAGAGCAATTATTGCTCTCCTGTTTTTATATACGATCTACTATTAATCAGTTTTACGATTACGGATCATTGCAAGAATATCAGATGCATCTGCGCCTGCATTGCTATTAGATTCTGCGGATGGGGCAGGATCTGCTGCGACTGGTGCTGCTACTAGAGCAGGTGCTGCTTCGACTTGTGGAGTGGGAGCAGGTGCAGTCTCTTGTGCCTGTTGTGGCTGACGCGGTTGCGAACTTGATGTCCCATTTGGTGCAGCGCCTTCAGGAACATCTACGCCATATGGACGATAGTAATTTCCCCAACGCATTGGATCATACAACTCACCGTCTACTGACGCTTCAAACATTTCCATGATTACTCGTAGTTCATCATCAGATGGACGCTTTGGCATAAAATCGTTCAGATTATACAATCCGTGAGTATCAATTGATTGACGTTCTGCTTCATTCAAGGAACGCTCTTTGCGCGCCCAGTTTGAAGTTGAATAGTCAGCATATTGACCTTTTTGTGTTTTGACTAGTCGGAAATCTGTACCTGCATCATAATCAGTTGGTAGATTTTCCATATCTGGATCCATCAATGCTGATTTTAACAGTTTAAAAATTTGCGGACCGATAACAAAACGACGGATAGGATTTTCTGGAGTTTCTTCATTCATTGGATCTGTAACTACAAATCCTTGAAAAATATATGAACGCTTTTTCCAGTACTTACGTCCCAAGTCTTCCATTGATGGATCTTTGAACCATGGACGAATTTCTGCGTGTACGGGACAAGTATCGCCCCACATTTCAATGCAAGGGACTTGTACTGTAATGGGCTTTTGTTCGCCACCAACAATGCCTGCGAAAGGCATTTTGATTACTTGACGTTCACGCCAAAAGAATACGTTATCAGGTGATTCATCAGGTAAGAACCTAATTACGGCAGTGCTATCATTATCCATATTCCAGAATGGATAGATTGCATCTGTGCCGCGTGATTGATTTGTCTTTGTTTCTGCTTTGTTGTCTTGTGCAAGAAGTTTTGCACGGATTTCTGCTAGTGTTGCCATTTTAATTTTCCTTTATATTAGCCTTATTAGCCATGTTAGATTTATATTAGCTTTAGTTGTGATATGCATCATCCTCTCTAGAGCATATATACATATTACAGTATTTATTTATCATTGTCAAGCAAAAAAGGGGACATAAGCCCCCTTTTTAAAATAAATTTTTATTAAATTTTTAGTCGAAATTATTGAATGGTTTGAATGCTTCTGATAGCATATCATCCATTTTATCTTCAATTGTAGTTTCTACAACATCTTCTGATACTTCAGAATTTGATATTTTTACAATTCTTGCGCCCAACTCAAGTGCTTCTCTCGCTACAGTTTGTGGTGACAGTTTTACTTGTTCAGCAATATTTCTTAAAAATACAGATAATTCTGCTGCACGGTCATTACTTCTATCCCGCCTACGATTGTCATCACACGATTCAACCTGTATTCTATTAGCCAAGTCTGAAAACGTCTGTGATAAACTAGGAGTTTCATTATCTTCATCTAATTCTGTTTTCTTAATGCCACTAATATCAATATTACTATCACGGAACATAATAGTATTAACTGGCGAACCGTCTTCATTACATGCTTCAATAATATTTTTAACACGTTCTACTTGATTTGTTTTTTGTTTTTCTGTTTCTGTTGTATTAGCACGGTGTATAAGAGGTAAAATGTCTGTTAATTTTTCTTCAAATGTTGACTTAGTAAATTTTTGAACGTAATCATTTACTGTTTCTTCTGAAATTTCATCTGCGATCTTTTCTTCATTTAGTGCTATAGATTCTACAAATGCTGTATAACCTTTAGGTCCTTGAATTCGTTTGATACTCTCTTTAACTGATTCTATTTGTCTTTTTACATTAAGTACCACATCACGGTTAGTTTCATTGACTAATCCCTGCTTGTTTACAATGTTCATAAATTCTTTTAATTTTACTAGTGTATTAGTTTGCTCAACAATTGCTTCGCCTACTACATCACTTGGTACTCCACCATTACTAACGTGCCTAGCCATTGCTCTTGCACCAGATAGATGCTTATGTGGATACTTAAATCGTTCACCATCCGAATTTTCTACAAATATAGCAGAAATATTACGTGATCTTGATCCGCGTTGCTCTTCGTTAACTGCCTTTTTATGACGGATAATCAGTCTGACATTTTCTAATGTCTGGCGACTTGTTTTCGATGATCCTTCTAATGGACTTAGACCTTCTTCCAATACATCATTCATTGCTAGCTCCTTACCATTTTTCTTATTTGTTTCTATATTATATGTATAATTTTTAGGTTCTATATGCTTACCAAAAGTTCTGATATCAAAATCCATAAGATTACTACTAGATAAGTTTTTGACTAATTTTACCAGTTTACTTACACTGGGAGTATCGATATCTACATCTTCTCCCATATGAAATTTAATTTCAGACGAATTATCATCTATAAAAATCATAATGTTAGGATTTTGCACATAAAAGTATCTTGCATCTTCTGGTACTGCAACACTTTTGCCATCCTCATTAGAGAATAGTTTAGGCGATAGTCCATTGCCTTGTAGTATTCTCATTACTTTTTCTGCTACATTTTTAAAATTAATTGCCATAATATTATTCCCTTTTTAGTATTTATCAAAATACCATAGGAAGTGGTTCATCGTAATCATCATTTGTATCTAAACTTTCTCCCAATAGTGATTCATACTGTTCATCAAAACGTGATATAACTTGTATTTGTCTTACACATAACAATGTAGCACTCACTAAGTCATCTGTCTCTCCAAGTTTAGCCTCATAACTTTTACCTTTGGCAACAAACGTCTTGAACTCTCTAATTAAGTTTTTACTGATTGGGGTCATTTTATCACTTTCAATCCATGACTTCATCTTCATACACGCAGTAATTTTAGTCTTATATGTTGTGGTAAACCCTTTACGTATCGACCGACTAGCACCTCGCTTCTTAGGTTCATGCAGAAACTCTCCAGGAAATTTATCTTCATCCATCTCTTCAATAAGTATTAATGCTGCCTCGCCGAGTGAATTATTTTCAACACTCCAGTATATCTCTGGTGACTTATTTCCCAATTCTTTTAATTCTTCTTTAAGAATATGCAATATATCATATAAGGTTTTTACCTGTCCTCTCATATCAGTTTTATTATGTTGCCATTCTGCTACTTGGTTCATCTCAGGTAAACTCCAGACCTGTATGGCTGCGTTATCACCTCCTGTGCCCATTGCAGGGTCAAGTCCAACAACATAGGTATTTCCTTTCTTTATAGAATCATACCAGCGTATCTGTCCTGTCTTCCGTAATGGCTCAATGCCTCTAAACTGTGATAATTTTACACTGTCAACCAATGTTTCATCAAACGCAACAAATTCACATTCATGTTCACGCAAGAAACGTTCTACCCCAACACGTCCTTTTTCTTCACTTGCCCATTTGTCATCTCTATCAGGATGCTGGGACCAAACTGCTTTATATGCTCTAAACCCATTAACACCAACTTCTGTTTCATTTCCAAATTCATCAACTGTTTTAATACCGCCTTGCCAAATAAGAGCAAATTGGTCATCATCCAGGTTTGGCGTTGATGTGATAATTGCTTTACCACCTGTTGCTAGAGTAGGCGAAATGGATGTCCAAAATTCTTTGGCAATTGTAGGTCTAACAAATGCAAACTCATCTGCGTATAACAACGAAATAGACAAACCACGGCCTGTGTTTTCTGTTGTTGCCTGGGCGATAATTCTTGACCCATTATCAAATTCAATCGAACCTTTATTATATGATATAACGCCACACCTAATATGATCCGGACATAATTCATATGCATATCTAATTCTGTGCATAATTTCTTGTGCGCCGCTATATTTGTGTGCAGCAATCAAAATTGTTTGATCTGGGACAAACATGCCGTACCATAACAAATAACCAGCTGCAGTAGTTGACTTGCCCATTTGTCTGCCTAGCATCGAAATACTATAGCGATAGTTATGATACGAATTAACAAGTTCATTTTGATATTCATATGCGTTATATATCATACTGCCTTTGGTAGGATGCTGAATTGTGAAGTATGTATTCAGAAAATAGGAAGGATTATCTATACATTGACTAAACTCACTTAATTGTTCATCAGTAAATTCTGTGGTTTTGTATGCTTGTTTTGTTAGGTCTGCCATAATAATTATATACTCACTTAATTTATATATGTATTTAGCACAAAAAAAGCGCCCCGGAGGGCGCTTTTAATTATTTTGAATAATCAGTGATTATTAGCTATTATCATATTGATGTAATGTCGTTCCAATTAGAACATACATTTTTGTACCATCTGATGAAAGATTTCCAAGAGAAACACTACGTACACGTTTTGTTGTACCATTATATGCCATAGTTGATATATCATATGCAGTTGTCATCGTAAATTCATACATAGAATCTGTGTTTGCACCAAACATATAAAGTTTTAGTCCATCTGAACTAAATTGAATCATTTGAGGACTTGTGTCAATATCCCCTGTCCAATACTCATTGCCTGTTTTATATTCAGTAGTGATATCAAATGCAGTTGCTAATACTCTTTCAACAATTCTATCTCCGCGTGTATGGAATAATTTCTTACCATCATAAGACATAGTAAAGTCAGTAATATTAGTCTCACCTATTATATCTTTAAAGTATGAATCTGAACGAGGTGACGTAGATTTTGTTAAAGTAGCGACATCAAATGGCGTACCAAAATCATACTGATATATTTCTCTAGGATTCTGGTTGTTTAGAACAAACATTTTTGTACCAGCAGAGTTAATATGGATACGGTTCACGAACCCGGTCATTCCGCCTAGTGGTGAGTCGCCTAGTTGCACAGCCTTGTCGAAAGATGCACTACTTATATCGTGAGCAATAGAAAGTGTATGCTCATCGACCCTTTGGCCGTTCATCGTATATAATTTAGTTCCATCATCACTTAATGTCCAGCCATTAGAATATCCAGTGTTAAAAGACTTATTAGCATCTACAAGACTTGTGATATCTCCTGCCCATGTAATTGAGCTACCCGATGCAGTTACCGGTGTATGGGATGATCCATCAGTTCTATATATGTGTCCATAGGATATATTTGTTGATGCCATAGTTCTACTTCCATCAGGACTAATAAACACTTCCCACGCATTTTTGAAGTAATGTGTATTACTAGGTGTAGAAGACATTGTACTAATATCCCACGGTGTTGACATTGTATATTCACGCACCAGATCATCTTCTCTCATAAATGTGTATGCTTTTGTTCCATCTGCGCTCATTTGGAAAGAATGAGCAGGATTAGATGTTTTAAATTCATATGTATTTGCTGTCCAATATGCAGTTGTAATATCCCATGGTGTTGGACATACATACTGTCTTACGATACCAACACCTTCAGCAGAATATATATTAAATCCTGATCCGTCTGGATTAAATTCTATATTGCGAATCTGTGTAACTGTACTAACAGCCGTATTTATTGCTGTATAGGTTGCAGTGGAAAGATCATGTGGTGTACTCATTGTATAATGATAAAGTCTATCATCCAAATCAATCGCATACAAATTAATGCCATCTGGCGACACAAATACATTGTATAAGTAGTCACTTAGATTACTAAGAGTCACTGAACTTTGACCATAAGTGCCACTAATTGCACTACTTATATCATGTGCGATACTCAATTCATATTGATACACTATTCTACTACTACTGTTGATTTGATATAATTTTGTGCCATCATTTGAAACAAATTTAGTATGATATACACTGCTGTGAACTTTTTTATCGTCAACAATACTATCAAAATCAAAGTTCCAAGAAGTATCATACCCAACTGGCGGAACAACTGCAGACGATGATGCCGCTTGTCTACCATCAATATAATATAGACCCACTGCACCAGCATCTACTCTACCAGTAATTGAATTGCCATCTGCTGAAATCCACATACCGTTGATGTTATTGTCATAGAAAGGAAAACTGTCAGTTTTTACACTGTTATATGTTGCAGTTAATAAATCAAATGCAGTTGTCATGTCTAACTCAAAAACTTTGTTATTGGTTGAACCGAAGACAAACATTTTTGTACCATCATCTGATATTTGAATGGTTCTTGGATTAGAATCAAGTGTAGCAGCATTAAATGATGCACCTGTCCAATACATACTTGCTATACTACCTGGTGTCACCATAACATACTCATATATGATTTCATTATGATTCAATATATACATTTTCTTAATATCGTGCGAAGTACACATATCATATACGCCGCCATATATCGACTGCATATCTCCTTGGAAGGTACCAGCCTCAACACCATTTGGATTAAATGGCGAATTACATGTTATTTCACGAATATTTTTATCATTATCTTGATAATAATAGTTATATTTTAAATATAACTTAGTACCATCTGCACTGAATTTTGCACTTTCAATGACAGGGAGATATGGATTTAGATTATATGTCGCTGATGTAGAAGTAGTCGTTGCCACTATATCATACGGAGTTGATACATCATGTACTGTTACAGTACTACCACTTGTTGTGACAAATTTATTGCCATTATCAACAAATCCATAAAAGCTACCGCCATTCATTGATGGCGTAATACTTTTGTATGATGATACGAGTGATGTACTAATATCACCACTCCATGCTGTGCCAGGTGTTGGCGATACTGCAGTTGCAAGATCACCATTGATACTATAAGCTTCGACCCGACTAGTGCTACTTATTTGAGCATTAAGTCTACTACCATCATTTGTGATATATACGACTGACGCATTTGATATAACATCTGTTTTTGTACCATTATATGTTGCAGTTGCAAAGTCAAATGCAGTTGTCATATCTAATTGATGTACTCTGTCATCTGTAGTTCCAAAGACAAACATTTTTGTACCATCATCTGATATTTGAATGTTTCTTGGATTAGAATCAAGTGTAGCAGCGTTAAATGACTCACCTGTCCAATACATACTTGCTATACTACCTGGTGTCACCATAACATACTCATATATGATTTCATTATGATTCAGTATATACATTTTTGTTGTATCATATGCCGCACACATATCATATATGCCATCACCATATATCGACTGTATATCTCCTTGGAAGGTGCCAGCAATTGTACCATTTGGATTAAATGGCGAATTACATGTTATTTCACGAATCTTTTTATCATTATCTTGATAATAATAGTTATATTTTAAATATAACTTAGT